CAAAAAAAATATAGAAAATACGATACTCAGTTTATGAATTATAATCAGGCTGATTCATATTACATAGAAGTTTACACAAACGTAAAAAGAGTTATAAAGCTTGAGGCTTTAAATGAAGAACAAGCTATACAAAAAGCTTTGAAAAGAGAAGAAAAAAGAAGAACAAGAAATTGTTATCTATTCGTTGATTGCGATTACAACGTAGTTGAGGAGAAAGACTATGAGGCTTATAGACAGAATTATAAAAAAATTCGAGGAAGAAGCGATTGAGTTTGCATCAGTAGGAATGGAGGAGGAGGCGAAAGCCTCAAGAAAGTTAGCTAGTAAATATACTGAAATGAAATACAATGGACACACACATTCAATTAGATCGGAGTTAGAAGAAGATGAAAGAGGAAGTAAATTATGAGTGGAAAAAAGAAGAAATTAAAACGCATTGCTTACCTAAATGCCCAAGATGTCAAGGCACACTACAGACTGTTAACATACATGGTCATGAGCAATGTGTTTTGTGCCATAGTGTTGTGGACGATTGTTGCCAAGGCTCACAATTAAAATGAGTGACAATATAATAAAATTCCCATATAAAATGAGAAGAACAGTAAAACCAGTCCCACTAGTTTGTGAGATGGCTGCGGAAACATTTGAACAACTTGTCATCATGGGGCAAAACAAACAGGGTCAAGTTCAAATGATAACAACACTAAAAGACCCTGCCGACATCTTGTGGTACATGGAAGCCGCAAGATTTGGAATCATGCAAGGACTAGAAGAGGAGGAAATGTATGAGTAAGAGGAATGGAAAAACAAAAGTATACTCTATCCATAGAGATAACGTCATCAACTTTCCCAAACCACCCCCACCTGGCGATAAAGGTCGCAAGAAGGATGTGGAGTCTGGGACACGATACACAGTCCATTTCGAACCAGATTGGGACGGATGGGAAGACGATCCTAAAGATAGCAAAACTTGAAGAGTGGAAGAGGGAAAAACGTAGTTCGATTGAAGGATCAAACGGATATTGGGGGCCTTTCTTAACAACTGAAGAAGAAAGTGAATTACCAGAATCAGATTTTTCTAATACAGATCATCCCGATGCTATCAAACCAGAACCTAGATATAGAGAAAAATATAGAGAGAATTATTCAGCACCATCATCTCTCGCATGGATAGAGGACTCATACAAATGAAATTTAAATACAAAACAAAACCATATGAACATCAAAGATTAGCTTTAGAAAAAAGTTACGATAAAAAGAATTATGCATACTTCATGGAGATGGGGTGTGGTAAATCAAAAGTTCTTATTGATAATATTACATGGCTATATCAAAACGGAAAGATTGATACTGCCGTAATAGTCGCACCAAAAGGTGTCTATAGAAATTGGCAAGAAAATGAAATACCAAATCATATGTTGGATGAAATAGATCGTGAAGTTTATTTATGGAATCCGCAGCCAAACAAAACAGAAAAGAAAAGATTAGTTGATGGAGCATATTCAAGAGAAAAATTAAGAATTCTTTTGGTAAACGTGGAGGGTTTCGCAACTGCAAAAATGAAAAACTACATTCAACACTTTGTTAAGAATACAGATTTTTTATTAGCAATAGATGAATCTACAACTATCAAGAATCCAAAAGCTAAAAGAACCAAGGCTCTGATGTCCTTTGGATCACTAGCTAAATACAAAAGGATCTTGACAGGATCTCCTGTTACAAAGTCGCCTATGGATTTATATTCTCAGTGTGGATTCATGAGTAAAGATTTATTAGGTCACGACTCGTATTGGTCTTTCCAGGGAAAATATGCGATCTCAAGAACACAAAGAATGGGATCACATACGTTTCAACAGATAGTTGGATATAAAAATTTAGATCACTTATCTGAAAGACTTCACACATTCTCACATAGGGTTACAAAGTCTGAGGCATTAGATCTACCTCCAACGATATATGCAACTCGTGAAGTTCCAATGACGAGTGAACAGTTAAGACATTACAAAAGTATTAAGGATGCAGCCATAGCTTTACTTGATGATGGTCAATTAGTTTCAGCACCTGCCGTGATGACTCAGCTATTAAGATTACAACAAGTGTTATGTGGTCACACAATGACGGATGATGGAGACTTAGTTGAGTTCAAGAGTCACAGAACAGATGCCATGTTAGAAGTTATAGAAGAGATGAATGGCAGTGTTATTATTTGGTCAAGATTCAGATACGACATTTTAAAAATAAAAAAGGTTTTACAAAAAGTATATGGCAGTGATTCCGTGGTTACTTTTTATGGGGATACTTCTGAAAAAGACAGACAGATCGCAGAGCAAAGGTTGAAGAGCGGAGATGCAAGATTCTTTGTAGCCAATCCTCAAACAGCAGGAAGAGGTCTTACATTGAATACTGCAAGTAATGTTATCTACTATGCTAATGATTTTAATCTAGAGTCTAGGATACAATCAGAGGCAAGATGTCACAGAATAGGACAGAAGAATACAGTTCTTTATGTTGATCTTGTAGCAAAGGGAACAGTGGATGAACACATAGTTAAAAGTTTAAAATCTAAAAACGAACTATCTGCAAGATCTCTTGGAGAAGAGGTAAGAGAATGGTTGAAGTAAAAACAAGGAGTGCAAAGCAAACAGGAATGGCAGGAGAACTTTTCACTGCCTTTGAGTTAGCCATGATAGGTGTACAATGTGACTTAGTAAAACATGACGGAACAGATGTTATTGCGATTAAAGGTCCCAATATTTTTTCGTCTCAAAAGATAGAAGTAAAAACATGCACATATAAAAACGAAAAAAATCTGTATTGTTTTTCTATATCTAAAGGTGGTCAAAAAAGCAGATACACAAAAGAGGACTGTGATATTTTAGCTTTGGTTTGTCTGCCTCAAAGAAACATAATGTTTTACTCTGTTGGTTCTTTATCAGGGATAACTAAAAAAATTCATTTTAATACTTTTGAAAATGATAGGACTCTCATAAAAACATCTTGGGATACTGCGTTGAAGAATAGTTTAAATGAATCAAAAGAGATGCTAAAAAATTATAGTATTGAATAAGAAGTTATTTGACACTATATGTATAAAAGAGTATCTTCCACTAACGTAATGGATTTAAGAGGAGTGTATGATGGATCCTAACAAATGGAAATCGGTAGCAGTGTCTATCGAGGTTTACGAAATGTTAAAACAGTTGGCTGACAAAAACGAAAGAAGTGTCAGTAGACAGTTAGCACATTTGGTAAAACAAGTTGCACAAAAAGAAGCAGCTTGACAACTAAGTCGATTGTAAAGTAAAACAATCATTCAATCCCGAAGGGGAAAAACTTTGTAACTGAAAGAGGTAATTATGAGCGATATGTATGCTCTATTTGAAAAGGAAAAGGTCGATGCCGATAAGTTCGACAATATCGATAAGGAGGGAGCATCTAAGTTATCCAACTTTATCCGACAATCTATTCAAATCCAAAAAGATATTGAGGATGCAGAACAACACCTCAAGGATTTGAAATTCAAAAAAAGAAAAGTGAACGAAGAAGACATACCTATGCTTATGGAAGAAATGGGTATGGATAGCATCACTGTGGATGGTCACAAGGTTACTATTAAACCTTTCGTTCATGCTCGTATATCTGAAGACAAGAGAGAACAAGCTTTTAACTTTCTCAGATCTGTGGGCGAGGCTGACATCATTAAGAACGATGTCGTTGTGTCGTTTAATCAAGGAGAAGATAACATTGCAGGAGCAGTGATTGATGATCTGCGACAGAATGGATTTGAACCTGTTCAGAAAACACACATACATCCTATGACTTTAAAATCATGGGTTAAAAACAGAATCGAAAGTGGTGCAGAGTTAGACTTTGATACTTTCGGTGTTTTTGTCGGTAACGAAGCTAAGATAACAAGGAGTTAAATAATGGCTAGTACTCAATTAAAACAAAAGAAAGAAACTTTACCTGTAAATTTCATGAGCGAACTATCTGAGTTTGCAGGGGAAGGCTTGGAATCCATAGGTGCAGATGACATGCAGATTCCATTTTTAAGAATAATGCAAACTACATCGCCTCAGTTAAATAAACAGGAGTCTGTTTATATAAAAGGTGCGAGTGGGGGAGACTTATTCAACACTGTTACAGGTCAGTTTTGGGACAGTGACGAAGGTGTATACGTTATCCCATGTGGATACACCTTAAAATACTTAGAGTTTCAACTAAGAACCGAGGGTGGAGGATTTATGGGCGAAATAAAAGCTACTGATCCTGTCTTAACTCAAACAACTAGAGATAGTTCAACTGAGTTATTACCATCGGGTAACGAGTTGATACGTTCAGCACAACATCTAGTTATGATTGTAGATGTTAATACAGGTGCTACTCAATCAGCCATTTGTGACATGAAAAAAACACAGTTGAAAGTGTCTAAGAGATGGAATACCATGATGAAGATGGTACAATACTCAGGTCCAAATGGTTTGTTTAATCCTCCTATGTGGGGAACTGTGTGGAAGTTAACTTCTACTCAGGAAAGCAATGATAGAGGTTCCTGGTTTAATTTTGCAGTGGAGAAAGTTGATCCTACACTTATTCCCCAAGAGGCTTTCTTATCTGCAAAAGCTTTTTATCAATCGTTTAAGGCAGGAGAAATTAAAACTCAGGCTGGAACGAATGATGAAGTGGATAATGGTAGTTCCAAGGAGGAGAATGAATTACCATTTTAACTGTTTGGGGCGATAAATACTCCTCCGTTTATCGCCTCAATCTTTTTGGGGAATCAAATGAACATTTACGAAAAGTTCATGGTTGCATTTGAAGGGTTTAATGCAGCACATGGACAGACAAAAATATCAGAAGAAAGAAGAGCAGGAAAGCAAAAGGCTCATTCTTATATTGTAAGGCAACCCTTAACTCTATCTTTGGTAGAAAGTCATATAAACGGATTCAAGGGTGTTGGATCTATACCTATAAACGAACACAACAAGTGTAAGTTTGGTGCATTAGATATTGATCAGTATCCATTAGATCTAGTTGCTCTAGATAAAAAAGTTAGAAAATTTAAAATACCTGCCGTGGTTTGCAGAAGTAAATCAGGTGGAGCACACATATTCTTTTTCTTTAAAGAATGGATTAGTGCAGGAGAATTCAGAGATAAAGCATCTGAGATATCCTCAGTATTAGGTTTTGGTAACTGTGAGATATTTCCAAAACAAGAACAAGTTTTAGTTGAACGTGGAGATGTGGGTAATTTTATAAATCTACCATACTTTGATGCAGAACAAACTATGAGATATGCAATCAAAAAAGATGGAGAAGAGGCAACCCTAGAAGAGTTTATTGAGTTGCAAGAGAGTAGAACTGTAGAGCCAAAAGATTTTTTATCTTTAGATTTTGGTGGATCATCTGATCAGTTCAAAGAAAGTCCTCCTTGCATATCAACAATGGCAAAGCAAGGCATACCAGAGGGTGGTAGAAATACATCTATGTTTAATGTTGCCGTTATGTTTAAGAAAATGGATCCTGACAATTGGAAAACATTATTAGAAAATTTTAATACAACCTATTGTAATCCTCCACTTCCTGCATCTGATATTGTTACGATACAAGGACAGATGGAAAAGAAAGAATATTTTTATACATGTGATCAACAACCCTTGTGTTCTTACTGTAACAAATCTTTGTGTAAGACAAAAAAATATGGTGTTGGTAATCAAGTTCAAACTATGGAGATAAGTGGTTTGTCAGTTGTGTTGTCAGAGCCAAGAGTTTGGTTTGCTGACGTAGAAACAAGACGATTAGAATTATCTACTGAAGATTTACAAGTGCCTTTGAAATTTCAAAGACAGTGTATGGAGCAGTTAAACTATATGCCTCCGATAATGAAGAACAGTGATTGGCAAAGTTTAATTAACTCTCTACTCGAAAATGTAAACGAAATAGAAGTTCCAGAGGAGTTGACATACAAAGGTCAGTTTCTTGAGTTGCTAGAAAATTATTGTAATGGAAGAGTTCAAGCACAATCATCAGAAGAATTATCTTTGGGTAAACCTTGGACAGAAGAGGGTAAAACTTATTTTAAGTTAGACTCTTTAATGCAGTTTTTAAGAGCCAAAAAATTTGATAATTATAGCCGTGGTCAAATACAAGAAAGACTAAAAGAATTAAATGATAATCAAACTGCTAATGGCAGTAAAAAATTTAAAAATACAAAAGGAGAGTGGAAAAACATAAGAGTTTGGTGGGTTCCTGAGTTTGAACCAGAGATCCAAGTTCCGAGTATCGATGTTGGAGAAGAGGAGGTTCCATTCTAATGGAAGTATTAATAGCTTTTTGTACAATCCTAGTTGAAGCACCTAGACACAAAGGTGGCGAGGGCAAGTGTAGCTTTTGGAATCCTGGTGTAATTTTTAAAGATATGGACGAATGCACCAAAGATAAAAAACTTATAGAAGATTACGTTGTTGAAGAATTGTGGAGAATACACCCAGAGGCAGTAAAGATATATGCAAAGGGAGTATGTTTTAAAAAGGAGGATAAAAAAGATGATAAGTAAATGGTCGAGAACTAGAGCTAGATTAAGAGATTATGTCAATCAAATAAAATTAGAAAGAGGATGTGAAAGATGTGGATACAATGAAAATCCTAGAAATCTACAATGGCATCATGTTCTACCAGAAACAAAATACAAAGCAGTTGCAGAGATAGTCAGTGAAGATAGGTGTATAAAGAAGATAAATGCAGAAATAGAAAAATGTATGTGCGTTTGTAAGATGTGCCACGGAATGTTGGAGATGTAATGGAAACGACAATATTTGGTCCACCAGGGACAGGAAAAACAACAAAACTTATATCCATAGTTCAAGAAGAATTAAAGAATGGTGTAGCACCAGAGAAAATAGGTTTTGTATCTTTTAGTCGAAAGGCTGCAGAAGAGGCAAAAACTAGAACTATAGATAAATTAAATATTAAAGATGACAAACTAGTATGGTTTAGAACACTACATTCATTGGCTTTTCAATGGTTAGGCATGAGTGGTAAAGATGTTTTTAAAGGATCTGATTACACTCAATTAGGAAAGCTAGTGGGACTAGAGTTTTCAGCAAACTCTTCATTAAACATGTCGGAGGGAACATTATTCACGGCAGGGAAAGATGGAGATGCTTATCTTGGTCTAATCAATATGGCTCGTGTTCGTGGTGTTAGTCTAGAGAAACAGTTTAGTGATACCAATGACCGTAGGATGAACTTTCAACAAGCACTTACAGTTCAACAGGCATTAATAGATTACAAACGATCAATGAGAAAAAAAGATTTTGTTGATATGATTCAAGATTTTATAGATCAGGGCGAGGGTCCGAGTTTAGATTTACTTATAGTTGATGAAGCACAAGATTTAGTCCCTATGCAGTGGGAGATGGTAAAGAAAGTTTTAGTTCCAAAATCTAAAAAAGTTTTTTATGCAGGGGATGACGACCAATGTATTTATTCTTGGATGGGAGTAGATGTAAAAGATTTTTTAAATTCTAGCACTAATAAAATAGTTTTAGATAAATCTTATAGAATACCATTGTCGGTTCATGAGATAGCAGAGGATATGGTAAAAAGGATCTCTACCAGACAAATTAAAAATTGGCAACCCACAACAAACAAAGGTGCAGTGTTTTGGCATTATGATATCATGGATGTAGACCTAAGAACTGGAGAGTGGTTAATCCTTGCGAGAACTAATTACATTGCCAATAAAGTTGCTAACAAAATTAAAGATAGTGGATACCTATATTGGCGAGAAGGTTCTGGTTGGTCTATTTCCCCAAATGTACTTAACGGAATAGAGGTGTGGCTAAAACTATGCAAAAATCAAAAACTACCACTAGACGAATGGAAGAATTTTTTGAAGACGACTCAACCCGATGTATTTCACAAAAAAGCAAGAAAGATAATGAATACATTAAACCCAGAATTATTGTACTCACTAGACGATATGATAGAAAAGTGTTATTTAAACGTATCTGCCGAAACACATTGGGATCAAGTAATAAAGGTATCATCGAAGGAATTAACATACATAAGATCAGTGAGGAGGAGTGGGGAGAAGATCCTCTCACAGAAGAATCCAAGAATAAAAATATCAACGATCCATAAGGCAAAAGGAGGAGAAGCAGACAACGTCTTACTTCTCTTAGAATCATCAAGAGCATGTTTAGATAGTATTGATCAAGATTCTGAGGTCAGAACTTTTTACGTTGGAGCAACAAGAGCAAAGAAACAATTACATATTGTTGAAACAAATAAAGATAATGGATTTAGGATATGAAAAAAGATAGAAAACATTTTTTAGATGAGGCAGAAAAATTAATTAATGGTCCAAGAGCCAAGGAATATGGGCCAGCAAAATTCAATCATGAACGCATAGCAAAGATTTGGTCTGTTATTTTAGCTAGAGAGGTAACACCCGAAGAAGTGGTTGCTTGTATGATTGGTGTTAAACTAGCTAGATTAGCAGAGAGTATAGGACATGATGATTCTTGGATTGATATCATTGGATACGCAGCACTTGGCGGAGAAATCATAAATGAAAAAGAAACATCAGTATAACTTAGCAAATATTGGAGGAGATTGGTTTAAAGCGAAAGGACCAGACGACATGCCAGATTTGACAAGTGAAGAAATAAAAGAAGCCGTAGCAGTTGGTTTAGAAAGCGATTGGTCGCCACCATCATCTTTTCCTGACTTAACTAAACACGATAGGATAGCAGTTGATTTAGAAACAAGAGATCCTAATTTAACAAAACTTGGACCTGGGTGGTGTAGAAAAGACGGATACATCATTGGTGTGGCTGTGGCTGCAGGAGATTTTATAGGATATTATCCAATAAGACATGAGGGTGGTGGTAACATACAGCCTAAAAAAGTTTTCTCCTGGTTAAAAAAACAAATGGAAACACCTCACATAGAAAAAGTGTTTCATAACTCTATGTACGACTTGGGTTGGTTAAGATCCGAGGGCATAGAGGTTCAAGGCAAAATAATCGATACAATGATTGCAGCACCTTTGTTAAATGAAAACAGAAGATATTATAATTTAAATTCACTTGCAGGAGAATATCTTGGAGAGTGGAAAAACGAAAAGATGATGAATAAGGCTGCAGAATATTTTGGAGTAGATCCAAAGTCTGGTATGTGGCAATTACCAAGTCGTTTTGTTGGGGCATATGCAGAACAAGATGCTAGAGTTACATTAAAGCTTTGGGATCATTTTAGACCTTTGTTAGACAAAGAAGAATGCAACTCAATATTTAATTTAGAGTCTTCTCTTTTACCTGTTCTATTAGACATGAAAACTAAAGGTGTTCGTGTTGACATAGATAAGGCAGAAAAAATAAAAAAAGTTTTGGCTAAAAGAGAGAAGGAATTACTTCAAGAGGTAGCCACGGAAACAGGTCACAGTATTGAACCTTGGGTCGCTACATCTATAGCAAAAGTGTTTGACAGCCTTGGGATCCACTATTTTCGCACAGAAAAGTCTGGGTCGCCCATGTTTACAAAACAGTTTCTCTCTAGTCACACCCATCCAATTGCAAATAAGATTCTTAAAATTAGAGAACTTAACAAAGCTAATACTACTTTTATTAAAAGTATTCTTGAACATTCTCATGAAGGTAGAATTCATTGTGATTTTAATCCCCTAAGATCCGATGACGGAGGTACAGTTACAGGTCGTTTTAGCTCAAGTAACCCCAATTTGCAACAAATACCTGCACGAGATCCTGAGATTAAAAAGTTCATTCGTGGTTTGTTTATCCCGGAGGAGGGCCACAAATGGGGTTCCTTTGATTATGCATCACAAGAACCAAGATGGTTAGCACATTATTGTGGTAGCTTGACAGGTCAAAATAAACATCCTCAGATAGATCAAGTGATAGAAATGTATAATAAAGGAGATGCTGACTTTCATCAGATGGTAGCCGATATGGCAGGTATATCTCGTAAGAATGCAAAGACAGTTAATCTTGGAATTATGTATGGCATGGGTAGAAAAAAACTTGCTAGTGTCATGGGTGTTGATGAAGAAGAGGCTGATAAACTATTATCCACATATCATGAAAAAGTTCCGTTTGTAAAAGGTATAGCCGATAAAACTTCTAGCCATGCAAAAGAATATGGTGTGATAAGAACATGGTTAGGTCGTAAATGTAGATTTGATTTATGGGAGCCTAATTCTTATGGATATAACAAAGCTATGCCTCTTGCAGAGGCACAAAAAGAATATGGCAGCAAAGGTAGAATTAGAAGAGCCTTTACATACAAGGCACTTAATAAACTAATCCAAGGTTCAAGTGCCGATCAAACAAAAAAAGCTATGGTAGAATGTTATAAAGAGGGACTATGCCCTACATTAACTGTTCACGATGAATTATGTTTTAACATAAAAGACAAAAAAGATGCAGATAAAATAGTTGATATCATGTCAAATTGCATTCCAGATCTAAAAGTTCCTTTTGAAGTTGATTCTGTGTTGTGTGATAACTGGGGAGAGGTCGATTAGACACTAAATCCACGTTAAGGCACATATATTATTTACACAAAAACAAAGACTATTCTAGGATATAATCACACACGGAGGTTCTGTTTCGGCTCTGTATGGCGATCTGAGAGCCTCTTTTTTCTAACGACTTTATAATTTTAACTCTTTTTTCGTCTGATAGTTTAATCCAAGAAGAAATTTCATCTAGGGTTCTAAAACAACCAATACATATGTTATTTTTTATTTTGCAGACGCTTTGGCACGGGCTTACAATACGCTGTGATTTTTCTGCTCTTGTCATCTGGGTATGGAATCTCTGGTTGTTGGTTTAATTTTCTAGCAAAATACAAACAGTCATTTACATTATCAAATGTTTGACTCTGATTAACGACAACTGTGCCTATCATGTAAACTAAAGCAAACTCTATCATTCATCTTTTGTCTTCCAAAAATATTCATCTGTATCACCAAGTCTAAACTTCTGTCCGTTTTCTACCTGGTATTCTTTTGTACTAACTTTGAAATCTGGCTGTAATGGTTTGTCTGGAGTTAGTGAATTATCATATACACGCATTCTATTGTTTGGATATAAACAAAATTGTCCGTTACTTAGTTCTATAATGTTATGAGATTTATGCTCTGCTGGTTTCTCACTGGTTGAAAAATCAATATGATCTGGATCAACATTATAATTATCTAATGTTGCTATATACTGACCTGTCAATATTCCATGATCTCTGGTATATACTTCAAAGTCCATTGACCCTATAAATTGTTTAGAAACAGCGACCACGCCATAATCCATACAATTCCAAAACTGAAGGTTGTAAAGATCCATGTCTGGAGTCGGTGTAACTGGGTCAGAAACGAATGCAGAAATAGGTAGCTTGTCATACAAAGCACCATAATCAGGAAGGTAAGTTTCAAAATAAAAAGCTCTACCTGGAATAGATTTAGCAGTGACCCAAATGCCCTTAACAAACTCTCCATGACCATCCTCATGATCTCTTAAATATTCTCTTCTCACCCATACATCTATGGAGGGTAAATTTACAATTGACGTTGGCATTATGCTTTAGGATTCTTCTTTCTTGCTTTTTTAGTTCTAGCGTATGATCTATTTTTAGATGCAGACACAACTTTTAGTTTACTTTTTTTATTTAATGCATTGCCACCAACATGATGCACATCTTTACCATCACCCTTTTTAACTTTACCTTTACGCATCATTTTTCTACGAGCTAAATTTCTATTAGCTCTTTCTTTTCTACGAGATTTAGGCTCAATCTCATACTCTCTCTGATAGTTGCGTTTGTATGCCATTAATGCATTGTTTCCTTTGGTATTTCTTTTATGTTAACTAGAGGCTCTGACATATAACTATCGTGATAATCACCATAAAAAGTATGACTTCTCATGTGTGTTTCTTTAACAAGTTGACCCTTTTTTATTTTTAAAACAATAAATTGCTGCATGATGATTGTATCATCGTCTTCTTTTTCTATAGCTGTCTTAAAAGGTCCCTCTTTCATCACACTATTCCTTTCGTGTATCCACCTGATCTTGTATATGTTAGCACACTTTTTCTGTTTGCAATATCGTTGACATAAGAAACATGCACCCATCCAGAATTTGGTTCTATGCCATCCCAGCACTCTAGTATTAACTGATCAAAGTTTAGATTGTTTTCTATATATTTTGCAAGATCGTAATTACTGACACCAAATATTTCTATATCTGCCGCTTCCCCATCGCAATGCTGCGAGGTAGGTTTTGAACCAATCGCTTCACACAAGGCAGGACTGCGATACCCAGAGTTAATCATAACTGGTTTACCAAAAGCAGATCTGACTCTCTCTAATATATTGTGGCACAAAGCCTCCATTGCAATAGTGTGTATCTCATTTGGTTTATTTTCTATACCTCTTCTTTCTGCTGTTTGTGATTTAGTAAACTCTATTAAAGAAAAGTTGTCTGATAGTTTCATTGTGTTCTAGTTCCTATTGTTAAATTTTTAAGAATATCGACTGGATTGCTACCCAAGAAAGCAGGATTGGTTCTTGTTTCTGTAGATGGTTTAGCAGTAGCACTAGGTGTTATATCCTCTATGTTTAAAGTAGGTATATCAGTTGAGCTAATATCGTCAACATTTAATGTTGGTGTTTCTCTAGGATCTTCTACTGAACCAGAAAGCAATGATTTACCTAATAAGCCTCCATAAATATCAGCCATTTCTGCTATTGGTAGTTTATCAATAGCTCTTCTTTCTAGTCTTATGTTAGCCTCTTTATAAATAGCTTCATAAAGATCTCTACTTGGTTTTATAGGACTAAATTTACCTTGTAGAATCATACTCAATTCGCCTCTACCTAAATTAGAATCCTCTTTAAGAGCAAATATTATATCACTTTCTGATAATCCAGCGGATCTAGCTGCTTGAACTTTTGCATACATTTCTCTTTGAATTCTAAATAAATTATCATTGCCTTGTACATAAGCTTGTAGAACATCTTCTTTTGTAGAATTATTTAATTTAGCTATCTGACCAAAACCTCTTATTGCAGAACTTCTTGTCAAAGTATAACCATATCCACTAAAAGATAATGACTTTGGTATATCCAACTCTAGTTTTCTTATACCTGTAAATGCAGTTAAAGCTTCTTCTGTTTTATCATATTTAGTTCCAGTTGCACCAGGATCTCCTGTGATAGCAAGAGATGTTCTACCCTGTTCAAAACCACGAGGTGTTAATTTTGCAAACTGTTCTACACCACCAGGAAGTAATCCACCTAAAACATGATAAAATCCTTTTTGTAATTTTGTACCAATAGGCTCTGCTTCATTCCATATCGGAGAGCCAGTAGGAGTTTGTCCTCCACGACCTAAGTACTCAGATGGTAATGCATCTAACACACGCTCTGCTATCAAAGATTCACCTGCAAATGGCTCTGCCAAAGCTTTGAAAGATTCCCAAGCTCCACCTAAAATCTTTTCTGCTTCAGATGCATTTACCTCTCCTTTTTGACTATATGTCTGTAGTGCTAATCTTGCAGGAGCTATGACAAAATCATATGGCAACATGTAACTTAAATCTATGTATTCTAATTTTTTTCCGTCTTTTGGATTATTCAAAGGCACAGTTTGATGTCCTCTTAAAAATTCTGGCATCAACTTTCTTACTTGTTCTAGTTCTTCTTGTGACATGTCCACACCCATAAGAGCACCTTTTGTAACTCCAAGAGGCACGGTAAAAGCCATGTTAACATAACTAGCTAATCTATTTGCTCCTATCCCACGAATTTGTCTTTCAAGAACTGCTGCTCTTTCTGCACCTATTTTTGCAATCAAGTCATCACTTGCTTTGAAACCCATTTCTATCATACTACGATTAAGTATGTTTGTTGTATTTCTCATTATCTCAGCAGGAAATGCTATGAAGTTACCAAATACAGGAACTCTTCTTATATCTCTAATAAATTTTGGAACACGAGAATAAATTGGCATGGTCTCTTTTACAATGTCTCCAGAAAAAACATTTATAAATCCATGTTTACCCATAAGATCCGAGGATCGAGGAGCAAGTCCAGAGTTCACTAGATCTTGAATTATGTCATCTCCTAAGTTATCAGGATCTAATCCAGCTTTACGGAAAGCAGAACTAAATTTAGCTTTTTCTCCAACAAAACCAACAGTTTTCCAATAGGTGTCAACATTGCCATAAACAGTTTGAAATGCTTTAAAAGCACTTGATACAATCGGTAGTTTATTCAAGCCATATTCTATGGCTGTGCCTGTTTTACTTGCACCTGTTAAACCAGCACCCTCTCTTATATTTCTTTGAAACTCATTTATAACAATGTTTTCTTCTCTTATTCCTATATCTCCTAGTAGTTCATAAAATTCTTTAAACTCTGGTTCACTAAGATTAGAAACTTTACCAAAAGTAGCTGACATAGACTGAGTTAAATCCATATTTCTTGCAATATTTCCGTTAGCTCCCACCATAAAAATACCAGATAAAAAGTTACGAACTTGTGCTAAAGGATTTAAAACTGTTTTTGCTATTTGAGACAAACCTTTACCTTGTAAAGCTATAGCTAACAACTCAGAGCCAAAACCACCACTTCTAGTTGGTATGGTTAAAGAATTAAATATTTCTGGTGCTACAAAATCTCCTGATAAAGCACCATAATTACCACCAGCAACAGATAGTTTATTTAATTCTTCTTCTTTTACTTTTTTATTTGCTTTTAATTGTTCTCTTGAAAGAGGGTTACCTTGTTCGACTGCTCTTAATTCTTCTTTTTCTAAAGCTTCTATGACCTCTGATTTTTGAGGAACGCTTTTACCTAATTGTTTGTATCCTGCAACTTGAAGATCATTTATTTGTTTTGGTGTTAAATTTTCTCCTTTAACAATTAAGGGTCTAGCTGCTTGTAATAATTTACCATCTGCACCTTTTGCCCTTGTTACCCAGTTGTTTATCTTTGGTATTGCAGTTTGAAATGTTTCTGAAAAACCACCTTCAGCAGTTGATCTAGCCATACTTTTATACAAATTATTAGTGCCAATAAACCTACTTAAATCACTTATTGTTTGTGTAAACAAGACTTTAGGATCACGGATCTCGTTCATAAGCTCTCTTAATTGTGGATTCTCATCCAAAAACTTTGATCTTTTTTTAAAAAATCCTTCAGATATGGTATACAAAGGAACTTCTTTTACTCTTGAAGAACCAACTGTATCTCCTCTTTTTCTAAAGGCTAATATAGCTTCTGGACTTAATGATCCTTCAGATAAATCTCCTAGTATGGCTTTGTCTACAGATTTTGTTGCATCTGCCATTGCTTCATCTAAAGTTTTTTCTGGATTGGATCTCATTATTATATTAGCTGAGTTCTCTACACTTTGTATGTATCTAGGATCAAGCTTCATGGCTGCTAGTCCCTGTGCATCTAGAGAAACAGCACTTCCATAAAGTCTACGCAGATAAGCACCTTTGTTGTTTTCTATTTCTTGGAGAATAGGTTTAATCAAACTAGGTTCAACTAGTCCTTGATCTAGCATATCTTCTAACTGTTTGAAAATTGTATCCGATAAAGCGTCTACCTGTATCCTCATGCCCTCTGCAGCAGCCTTGACTCTAGGATTATATAAAGCTTTTCCGTCAATGACTGCGTCAAAAGCTGTAGCATCACCCTCTAAATATTTCATTAAATCAGCATAAGCTCTATCTATTTGTTTTTGTCTTTTACCTGGTAATTGCATAGAGCTAATTGTTTTCTTGGCGGCTTTTTCAAACTCAGATAAATAACTCATAGCTAAATTATCTTGCGAACTAATCATAGCATCTACATCTTTCATCGCCTCGAACAGTTCTTTTGGTGTTTCACCTCTTGAAGATAAATATTTACCTAACGTAGTATTACCAAGTTTGTTACCTATTCTTTGGAAACCATCAGATATTAATCTAGCTGTTTGTGGCACACCAGGTATCATAGATGTTATCTTTATAGCTGTTCCAGCTATTGGTATTGCAGCCTCAACACCTAATCCAATGGCTGCACCCTCTTGTCCTATTTTTAATTTATTTGCTAATATTTGAGCGGCTCTGTCTCTGCCTTTCAAACCTTCTGTTCTATCTGTTCTTAAACTATCTGGTAATATATCAAAAGCATCTGCAAGAGTTCCTGTGCCTACTGGTGATACAAGTGCTTCTGCCGCACCACCTGCAAAACTTGTTACCAAAGCCTGTTTAGTTCTTGCTCCAAAAGCTGTTTTAGCTCCAAGTAAACTTTTACCAGCACTAGATCTACCAAATTTTTCTGCCGCTTTGAAAAAACTACTAGTCGCAGGGATGGTTTTAACTCCACGAGCTACGCTACTAGCACGATTAACAAATCCAATCACTGGTATTAACGCTGTACCAAAAGTTGTTATACCCTCTGCTACTTTACCAGCGGTTCCTTCTGGTGTTAATCCAAGAAACTCTCTAGTTCCCTCTGCAAATGCAGTTACTTCTTTTGTTGTGTCGGTATCATATATGTAATCAAAACCAGCAGTTACTGTTTCTGCTATACCTTGAGGTAATCCTATGATACCAGAACCTACACCTTGAGCTATATCTCCAAAGGTGCTTACAGTGTCTTCTGCAAAGTTTACGGCACTTTCAAAAACAGAATCATCTTCATCATCTTTTCCAATCATGTTAGGATTAAGTGTGGGTATGTTTTGATTGGAACTACCTTGTATGTCTTGTAAAGTAAGTGTAGGTATTTCTGCCATAACTACCTCATTAAAGTAGCTGTGTTGCCATCTTCTGAAACTTTATACTTATTACCTCCAACATTAATTTCAGATCCTGGAGGATACGTCTTTTTTAAATCGTCATTTAAATTGTATTTAGGAATAATATTTAAATTAGGTATTGCACTTTCGTTAGTAGAATTAGCAATTCCTTTTATAGCCTTTAATTGACGATCAACTTCTTCTTTGGATATACCAGGTTGACCAGGAAACAAGTTTCTATTTGCAGAAACAACTATTGATTTTCTAAGTTCTGTGTCACTTAAAGTTTTTTCTTTGATTCCTTTTATAATAGGAATTAATTCTGGGTTCTCTCGTAAATACTCTGCTGTTCTAATAGTTTCTGGTTTCTTATCTCTAGTTTTTTCTGCTTCTGCTTCTTTAAATACTTGTTCTACAGCAGCTAATCCAACAGCAATATCTTCTTTTCTCTTAGCTTCTGTGGCTTCACCTTTTGCCTTACCATATCCAGCTAACCCTGCAGCCAAACCATTTGCTATATTAGTCAATGCGTCTGGACTTTGACCAGCGGCAACCAACAATCCTGTCATCATAAGATTATAATTAAGATCAGTTCTTACATCTTTTTCTGCAACATCTCTTCCTAGTGCAGCAGAAATAATTTCTCTTCTTGCTTTTACACGATCCTTGAAACTTAAATCTTCAATACCAAGTGCCTTATCAGCATCGTTTGTAGATATACCTTGTGGTTGTTTTGATGCATTTTTTATTTTATCTATTACGCTAAGTCCTAAAACTTGATCAGGTTTAGGTGTTGGAAAAGATTCTGGAAATCTTGGATCTGCTGGTGATAAAACATTAGGATCTACTATGCCTCTTTCTTCTCCTTTTTTAGGAGCCTCTAGACGTTGTGGACCAGCAAACTGATCTGTAAAATTAAATCTTTCATCTACATTTGCTTTTAGGTTTTGTTGTTTTTGCAACCCTGATAATCTATCATCTTTTGCAGCTTCTTTTTCTTTTGGACTTCTGAAAAAGTCTAGCTGTTCATCAACCTTTTTTACAATATCAACAAACTTATCACTAGTGCCAGTAACTGATTTTTTTACAAATTTTATAAAATCAGAGTCATCTTTCTTTATTTTTAAATCTTTATCAAATTTTTTACCTGCTTCTTTTACTTCCTCTAAAGTAGATCCACTTATTCTAGGTGTATCATCTCTATTCTCGACCATTTCTTTGTATGCTGAACTAGCTTTCAATAAACCTTTGTTTATCAAATCAGCAATTATTTCATTATTAATCATAAATTTATCTGCTGTATCAGTAGCAAAGTTTTTAATTGTTTGTAATGGAGGATTGTTTCTAAAGTAATTTACCAAGGGTGAGTTTATATTGGCAGGGTTTGTATTAACAGATACAGCACTTTGTGCTTTTATTGGCTTACCTCTCATCATGGCTTTTTGTGCTGTTGTCATCAACTCTGGAGATGACGCAAGTATACCCATAGGCTGTTTAGACATACCTCTTTGACGAAACATTCTTCTATTTAACGGATTATTCATTATCCCATCCCAAAAAAGTTACCAGTGCCTCTGTTAGCCATACCATACGCACCTAATCCAGCTATACCAAGACCTAATAATTGTGATGTTCTATCTGGTCCAGGTTGAGTTCTTGTTGTAAATGTTTGTTGTAGTGCTGGTACACCCCTAAATATATCAGATAAGAATCCAACTTGCTGGAATGGTAGAGCTTGTTCGGCAAGTATGTTGGCTCTTGCAACGTCAAGTGCTCTTTGTCCCTGTTGCTGTTGAAGACTACCAATACCTAATAATGTATTAATGTCTTGAACACCCATTTGTTGTCCTAATTGTCCAAGACCAGCTTGAGAAACACCCAACTGTCCAGCTAATTGTGCCTGTCTTAACTGTTGTTGTGCCGCTTGTTGTGCTAAGTTCTGTGCTTGTTGAAAACCAGCAGATCTTAATTGTGCACCAGTTCTTGCCTGTTGATCCATAACATCAGCAGCTATCTGTCCTTGTAATACAGCTTGTCTTGATCCACCAAAAGCACCTTGACCTGCGGCACTTGCTTGTGCTTGTAGCTGTTGTTGTGCTCCTTTATCTGCAATGTCTTGTTGAGTTCTTGCAATTACATCTTCTGTAAAAGGATCCATAAACTGTCTGAAATCTGTTGGAGTGAAACTTGCACCTTGTGCTCCTGCTATGCCTTGATTTATAGCCTGACTCCCCTGTTGCAGAAAAGGTGCAAAAGATCCTACACCTTGAAGTGCTGATGCTATTGCTTTTTGCTGTCCCTCTGATAGTCCTTCTAGTTCTTGTCTGGCAAAAGGCATTTGTGATCCAGTGCCAGTTAATGCCTCGGCACTTTTAAATATATCTGCTAAAAACTTTTCTTGAAAAGGAGCTAGTCTAACGGTTTGGGTTTGATCTACTGTTTGTGTTGCCATTATGCTACTCTTTCTAATTGTGACATCATGTCATACATTCTAGCAGCACCGATATTTCTATCGCCACCACCTGCACCACGGACAGCCTTCGCAGTTAATACAAACTCTCCGTCTGATAATCTAGCAGGAACTGAGTCACTGGTTCCTGTGCCTGGGCCTTTTACTTCTCCACCAGCCGCTCTTGTTAATGGATTTATTGAAAATATACCTCTATTTCTGTTATCTTCAAAATATCGTTTACGTTCTTCTTCATCGTCTAAATTATACAGTCTATTGCCAATTCGTCCAGTCCCTAGTCTAGTTTGTCCTTCTGGAAAATCAGGCATCTTAGGGCGTGTGTCTTTTTCTTTCTCTTCTCCTAATCCTCCAAGACCCAAAGCACCTATGCCAAGAAGTGCAGAGGTACCGGGATTTCTACCTATAAAACTAAATAAAGGATTAGCAGACTCTTTTAACATACTAGTTACAGGAACTTTATCAACAGCACCTATGCCAAAGTTAGGTGCTACACTCAATCCTGTCTCACCAGCGGCTTGTGTTACTCTTCCTGGTAAAAACTTGGAAACACCAGTTGCACTTGCTGGTGCTTTTGTAAATCCTGCAGCTTGACCTAAACTTCCAATACCATAAGCTAGTGCAGCATTTTTTAATGCGTCATCTAAATCACGACCACTTGCCAATGATCCAATACCAGAACCTATCGCGGCACCTGCTGGACCTCCTAACGCAAATCCTATTGTGCTACCAATCAATGGTGCGGCTCTTTTTATTGTCCTAGTGATATTTTTAAAAATTCCCATAATTTATATTACCAATTATTTGTTAATTCTACAATGCTATATCCTAGATATCGCACTTGTTGTTACTCTAGTTTTAGATAATTCTTGAATACTTGCCACAACATGTAATCTATTTGCTGTTGCTGCTTGTACTTTTAATACTTCTCCACTCTGTAATATCAAATCTTTTGTAAGTAATTCTACAGTTGTGTTAGCTCCTACTGCTTTGACATTAAACAAAACAAATGTATCACTACCACTGACAAGTTGAACAGTAATCGTATCAGCGTTACCACTATCTTCTGCCACTAATATAGAGTTTACAACGGCTGCGTTGAAATCGGCATCACTAGGAACTGTAAACAAAGTCGTAAGATTTGTTGTAGTTAAATCTACTTTTGCGTTTGTTACACCTTGAATGTACTGAGGAATACTGGTTATTAACATCAGCGTCTACCATCCTGTCTTATATCTACTCTAGGTGTACCTAATTTATATTTAGTTCCCAGTGAGGTGGAATCAATCCTTAAAGCAAAAGACCTACCTCGTAAACGATAATTTAACTTTTCTGTAAACTGCTCTACTGGACTAGTTGCAGATCTTTGTGTTGTAACTTGTGTTGTCTCATTAAAATTAGCACCAGGATTGTTTCTTGATTTCATTGTAAACGATACGTCTGGATTAACACTCGTAGATCCATTGAATGTAATGTCTGGAATAACTTGTTTTATAAACAAGAACTTGTCACCCTCTCCTATATCAATCGCAGAAGATTCTATAAACGATGTCATGGCAGACCCGTCATCATCAAAGCCAACCTCATGATTGTAAAGATACTGATTACCTGTCGCTTGAGGCAAGTTTCTTATACCTCTATCAAGCCATGCTTGTCTTACAAGTGTACCAAACTTTTTCTAAATAATTATAAGCAACATATTTATCTATTTCTGTTCCAGCAGATGATGGATAAAACCACAAGATCTCACTAAATTCAGAATTAAGTCCTACATGCACTTTATCACGCTCTGCAAAATTAAAATCTAAAAACACTTTATCTTTCACGGTGCATGGTAGTTGCACTGTTTGACCACCTGCATAGACATAAAATGTATCAACACCCATCCAGAAAACTGCATCTTCAACAGCTATAGCAGAAAAAGGACTCATAATGGTTATGTTCTTTGATAGTTCTTGCAAACCAAACGTAAATGGTGGACCTATAAATTTCATGGCGTGTAGTGTTTTATTAGTAAACACTAGTATCTGTTGTTTTGTCTCAACAGCTTGTACAAAGGTAGACCCACCACCTAATCTTAAATCACCTGCTGTATTTGTAGCAGTTGGAAAAAAATCTACTGGATTTTCTTGTGAAGAAAAACGAATC